GCTGGTACTGTGGGACGACTTTGTTGAGGCGGTCAGGGGTCAGCGAGAGGAGGAGCAATGAAGCTGTTTGAGCATCTGGTAGTACTGGACTATCGTTCAGACGACGCGGGCCGGCTGCACAGTAAACGCGGCCCAGCGCTGGTTGGATACGACACTGACACACGTATGATACTTAAGGTGTGGTATCGCCACGGAGAGATAGCGAGACGGGAGGGGCCTGCGATTGTCGTACAAGACGAAACTGGCCGGGTCGTCTATGAGGAGTGGTGCTGGAAGGGGAAGCGACACCGGGACGGCGGCCCAGCCGCTGTCCTGTACGACGACACGGGGCAGGTGGTAGACGAACAGTACTGGGTGCACGGCAAGAAGGTGCAAAGGCGCGCAGCCGCAGAACGGACGAAGGGGGCGTGAACTGCCGATTTTTCGAGTCTTGCGGGTGACGTAGAACCCGAACATGCGGAACCTCCCGATTTTACGAGTCTTTCAGGTGGTGTTCGATCGTTAGGCCCAAACCGCCCGATTTTGCGAGTTTCGCGAGTGACGTCCCGCTAGTACATGCAGAAAGCCCGATTTTTCGGGTTTTCCGAGTTGTGCCCAGCTAGAGGCTTCGACACCCCGAATTTACGAGTTTTCCCAGTGCAGTGACTCGGACCAGCGCAAAACTCCCGATTTTTCAAGTTTCCTGCGTGATGTACATCCTGAAACCCGCTTCACTTCGAGTTTTCAGAGTGCTGGCTCCTGCGAGTCATGAGCTGTGGAACTGGGGGCAAAAAATTTTTGGAAAATCTGTTCTAAATTCTTGACACGATCGGCAGGGTAGGTTATACTATACATAGAAGCTGACGGGGAGGAAAAGAGGAGTGATGAAAGAAGTCATAGGCTCCTACACGGATACCATTCATCCTTACTACGGACTCATCAGGCTGCCCGAGGGCTACGGTTCCCCTGGCCAGATAGTAAAAGTCAGGGGGATGAGCCTTAGCGGGCGGATCAGGGAGGTGATGCTGGTTGAGCTGTGGAGGCGGACCCTGGAAGGGGACCTCTGGTTCTTCCGGCATAAGCCAGGGCCTTTTGATCGGGAGGAGTAAAAATGAGCGAGCTGTACACAAGATACGTGGAACGCAAGGCTAGGTTCCGCCGCTACAACGGGAAGTGGCTGGTTGAGGTGCCCGGTTCCCGCGCCTATCCGGGAAACTGGATGGGTGTCCTGCGACAGGACGGGACTATCGCTTTTGTAAGGATTACAGAGCCAGTGGTGCGCGACCTCGATCGAGACCGCCAGCTCTGGCGCTTTCACCGCACGAAGCCGCCAGTAGTGTGAGATAGAAAGGAGGAACCATGGAGATGATTGTCTGCGAGTGCCCGCACTGCGACTCTGAAGCCGAGACTGCGTACGACGACGAGTACGAGGAGCTGGTTCCCGCCGACCCGGAATGGGTCAATGTCGAGGGCAAGTGGATGTGCCCCGACTGCGGGGACTACACGCTTGACGAAGACGGCGATCCCATCTGCGCCTGTGAGATACCCGATGATTTGGAGTTCGGCCCCGTGTACCAGGACGCTCGGGGCCACTACAGCCTAGCCCGCGACAGTGAGGGCAGGCTCTGGAGGCTCGACTACGGTAACCCGAAGGCGCCCCTGCCGTATCTCTGGGAGGATGACGAGGAGGAGGAGCCATGACACCCCATATGGATCAGGAGTCGGCGTACCGAGCCTGGGGCATGGCCGAGGCCGGTGAGCTCAACGGCAAGAGTGAGGAAGAACTCATCAAGCTGCTCGGCCCGCCAACCTGGCGCTACGCCGATGCGTTGGTGTGGGACGTCCACCCATACATTTGGGAGGGGCGCGTCACGTACTACCGGGAGACCGGAGAGGTCTCCTGCTGTTGTGATCAAGGGGGTGCGGTGTGAATCAGCCCACGGAAAAAGGAGGAGCCATGAGCACGCCCGACGAGTACTACGATGAGGGCGAGTGGGAAGAAGGGGGCCAGGAGGAAGAATGGCCGGTGCCGGTCTACGTGCTCGACGAGCTGGCAAGCCCGCCGGATTCTTCTTGGTGTCTCCGCCGCGTTTGGGACCGGTTCAGGCGACTAGTCGGGCTCGAACGAGCACCTGAGCCCGAGGAGGTGTCTGAGCCGGAGCCCGAGCCGAGCGTCAGGCGGGGGTACAAGCCGTTCACCGTCTGGCTGGCCAGGGAGCAGATTTACCTGGTGTCACCGACGGCGTCGGATCCCCTGGTGTGGGTACCACAGCCAGACGGCACCTGGCGCCTCCGGGTCGAGTGCTACCGGGAACGTCCGTGTCCGGACGTCCCGGAGGTGCTCTGTTACTGTGGCATACATGCCACATATCACTTCGGGTGGAAGCTGCACGAGAGCGCCTTCATCGGGTTGGTGAGGCCAGTTGGCAAGACAATTCCCGAAGAGTATGGCTGGAGGGCCGAGGCGGCGGTCGTCGAGCTGCTGGGCGCTCCGTCGGAGATGATCCCCGACCTCCCAGAGGACCTGCGGCGGCGGGTATGTACCTATGACGTGCTCCAGCGGGCAGCTGACCGGCCGCTCCGCGCGTCAGATAGCCGGCCACTGGTACCGGCTCAGCCGGTCCTGGAGGTAGAGCCGGAGATGATCCTGCAGTCCCGTGTGGTCGGCAAGTACGAGTCCGAGCTCGCAGTCACATGGGGCCGCACTAGGGTAGTCCGCTCGTACGACCGGCAACACGGACGGCCCCTGTGCGACCATTGGTACAGCCCGTCCTCCTGGGCAATGACGTGGGCGCTCGGTCGCCGGGACGGCCCGGCCGTCATCAAGTACGACGAAAAGGGCCGCCCCTGGCGAGAGGAGTGGTACGACGAGCACTGGTGGGCCCGAGTCCTACACCGGGAGGACGGCCCGGCGCTCGTCGAGTACGACCCCGACGGCACGATATATCGCGCCTGGTACCGCCGCGGGCGCCTGCTGTGGGCAGAAGAGCTGAGGAGGAGGAATGAGCGTGCGGCGATTCGCAGTGGATGACGGGGCGATCGAGGAGTGGACAGACGAGCAGGGCCGCCTGCACCGCTCGGATGGCCCCGCTGTCGTCGAGTACTACTCCGACGGGCGCCTGCGGGCCAAGCACTGGTACCGTCACGGACGCAGGCATCGGGAGGGCGGCCCAGCTCTGGTGCGGTATGACCAAACGGGAGACCTCCTGAGAGCCGAGTGGTTCGTCGACGGGATCAGGCACAGGGACGACGGCCCCGCCGTAATAGTGCCCGATGGACGGGGCGAGGCCTACATCGGGTACTACGTCGAGGGGAAGAAGATTGATGCCATGTGGGCGAGAGTCATACCGATCGACGATAAGTCGAAGTAGACAGCCCCTCCCTGCCGCCAGTCTGCACCGCCCGATTTTTCGGGTCTTCCACGCCACGTCTAAACGGACAGCCGATTTTACGGGTTTTTCAAGTCGTGTGCGATCGTCAGCCCGAAACCGCCCGATTTTTCGAGTTTCTCTGGTGATGCAACATATGACGCTCGAAACTGCCGATTTTTCGAGTTTCGCAAGTGATGTGGAATTCGAGCATGTGGAAACCCTGATTTTTCGAGTTTTCCAGGCTGCGTGCGATGGTCAGCTTGAAACGCCCGATTTTTCAAGTTTTCCTGTCTGCGTCTAGCAAGGCAGCGCACAGGCCCCGATTTTGCGAGTTTCTGCGGTCATGTGCACTCTGAAACCCGCTTCACTACGAGTCTGCGCTGTTGCGGTTGCTAGGAGTGAGCAAGTGTCGAAAGCCGGCGGGAAAATTTTTCAAAAAATCTGTCTAGAATTCTTGACAAACTGCGCAGGGTAGGTTATACTATAAGTAGAAGATGACGGGCAGACGAAAGGAGGTAAGGATGAATCGCCCGAAGCCCGAAAAAACAGCGGTATTCCGGAGATACAAGGACGAGTGGCTAGTGGAGATCATCACCACTGCCGCACACTATAACCGCATTGTAGGCGTGAGGCGGCGCGATGGAAGCGTCGCCTGGGTAAAACTGATAGAGCCAGTAGTGACGGGCCTTGATCGAGGCCGCCAGCTGTGGCGCTTTGAAAATGCCAAGCGGCCTCTGGTATGAGGGGCGCAGTGACAGAGGAGGGGAGATGGAAACGATGAAAACGGTGAGGCAGGGAATGGACAAAACACTTGTGGAAGAGTGGTTCGACGAGGCAGGCCGCCGGAGCCGCCTGGACGGCCCCGCTATCCGGTTCTACAAGGTAGCCCCGGATGGGCAAGAGTACACCATCCGGGAGCTCTGGATGTGGGACGGGGTGCCGCACCGCGACGGCGCCCCAGCCAACGTGTACTACGACGACAAGGGTCACCCGTGGCGGCAGGAATGGTACAGCTTCGGTAAGCTCCATCGCCCGGATGGCCCGGCGGTGGTGGAGCACACCGGGGCGGGCTTGCGGCTAGAGTGGTGGTTCGCCGGGGAACAAATCCCCGGCCCGCAGTCGGAGTGAAAGGAGGAAAGATGAAGTTGGTCAATCTTACTCCACACAAGGTAAATCTAGCGACTCCCGACGGCGACTTGGCCGTCGAGCCCTCGGGCCAGGTGGCCCGGGTGAGCGAGACATACTCCCACATCGACGAGATCGAAGTGGGAGGAATCAAGGTCCCTTACGGCCATGTCAGCTACTTGGCGGTCGACGGCCTCCCGGACCCAGAGCCGGGAGTGCTCTACATAGTTTCGAGGCCGGTGGCCGAAAGGGCTACCGGGAGAGATGATCTAGTCGTCCCTTACAGGCTGGTGAGGGACGAGCAGGGCCAGGTAATCGGGGCTGCCGGCCTGGCCAGAATAGTGGAATAGGGGGTTAGGAATGGGTAGCAATCCCTACACGCTCTATAAAGCGCTGGTCCCCTGCTCCTGCGAGGCCTGCTCGGCCTCCGCCCGGGCGGAAGTGGACTACTTCACCGGGCCTGTGGTCAGGAAACGCGGCTGGGTCAGGCAGGGCGGGCTATGGTACTGCCCTGGCTGCGCCGAGCACGAGGCCGACCCCGTGACAGGGGATCCGCTGTGCAAGGCGCACGCCATCGAGTGCATCGAGCTTCAGGCTGCCCGGCACGCCCAGGTGTACGGGCGGCCACTGAGAGTTAGGAGCAAGTGATGCGAGCGGGCACCTACACCGAAGGAGTAATGGTGAGGCGGGAGCGGGCGCTCGGCTCAACGATCTGGACGCTGAGTGTCCGGTGCAGCCGCTGCGGCGAGACATTTCTAGTCGCCCGATACGGGCCGGGCGAATGGGTGATAGTGGAGGAGCTGCTGGCCCTGGAGCTGGTGAATCCGGGGCCGAATACGCGGTGCCCGCGCTGCATCGGGGAGGGGCACTGAGAATGAGAGGTAACGTGAGGGGCCAGAAAAGCATCTGGGCCGCTGGCGAACTAGCCGAGGTTGGCATCTATTCGACCTCGGCCTATTGCTCGTTGCTGGTAAAAGCCATCCGAATCGGATGGCCTGCAGGGTGCGAGGAGGCGGCCCGGAGGCTGCCGAAGAGGGTCTGGCTGTCCACAGCCCGGGCGCAGATATGGGAGGACATCTGGCCCGCCCGGGAGGAGCTGTCGGACCTGGAAGCCGCCATCGCTGCCGGAGACTGGGCGGCGGTGTGCAGCTACGATACCCATCACACTCTGCCGGGAGTAACAGAGGCGTTCATGCGCCGCCTCGAAGACCCCGATGTCAAGAGAAAGTGGCCGAGGGGCCTGATCCCGCCCCCGCCACCACGAGCCCGCTATTGCGCGGTTGTCTGGCAGGAGATGGTCGACACGATCCCCGCAGGGCGCCGCCGCCCGGTGTGCATTGAGCCCTACCGGGAGATGCCGCCGGCGGTGCTGGACATGCACACCAAAGAGGGCCGGGGCAAGGAAACGATCCTATCGGGCACCCTGGCCCAGCACTGCCGCATCGCTGAGTACGTGCAGCGCCACGGCTGGGAGGCGCTGACGGCGGCAGTGTTCGCAGGTGTAACCGATCCGAAAGACCTCCCCTGATTTAGTTCTCGCCAGTTTTTCCCCCGACCAAGCTTCCACTGTCTGCATCGCATGTGGTACTGTATGTGTGGTGAAAAGGAGGCGGGATGAAGCTGGAACGCATCGTGTGGCTCGGTCAACACACGCCCCGCAACGAGCAGGAACTACGCTCGCGGGTGTTGCCTGCAGTAAAGGAGCTCAATGACGTCCAGCACGCGTTGGTCACGAGTGCGACCGTCGATCCGAGCGAGTGGCCCTGCCTGGTCAGGATAGTGACGGGGACGAACTCGGCGGAATATCGGGCCCAGGCTATGGCGATTGTAGCGGCAGCGCAGGAGGAGGGGTGGCTACAGGAGGCCGACCTTGTAGTGTCGAGTGGGAGCTGGGCCTGCAGCGTGTTTGCGGCGTGTCTCGGGAGGGGAACGAAGCGAGTTGACATCACGGCACCGGCGGTAACTCTGATCCCCGGCGCCTACGTGGACGACGCAGGGTTCGACATCGTCAGCGACCTATTCTGGCGTTTGGCGTGTTACCCACACCACTGGCTGATCGCCATGGACAACGACGACGAGGTCCGTCGGATCATGAAGGAGATGGGCAAGCGGACGCTTGGTCCGGTGCGGGAGCCGAAACGGGCCGGATTCTTGAGGTACAAGCCGGAGCGTGTGAGCCCGAAGGAGAAGAAGGACCTCGCCATCTGCGGCGCCCGCCCGTCTCCGGTGAAGCGGCTGGACCTGGTAATCGAGGCGATGGCGCTGCTGGCGGGATCGGGCATTGAGTGCGAAGTGTCGGTCCCGAACATAACCGGGAGAGTCTACCCGAGGCTTCAGGAGTTGCTGAAGGTGAGGCCAAGGTGTTCCTGTTCGCGTCGGAGCACGACGCCTGGCCAGTGGCGTTGTGGCAGGCGCTGAATTACAGGGCGATCCCGGTATTGCGGGACAGCCCGGGTCTGCGAGGCCTCGCCAGGGGGTACCCGCTGCCGATGTGGAAGGCGCCGGCGGAAGCGGCGGCTCTGGTCAAGGAGGTGGTAGCGAATTATGAGAAGCTCTGGCCAAAAGTCCACAAGTGGGCGACGGAGCGCACGGCCAATGTGAAGACCGTCGGCCAGGCAATCCGGGAAATCTGGGACGAGCACGTCAGTCTAATCCCGTTCAGAACGATGAAGCGCTCGTACAGTCGATACTCGGTGACGGGACTGAAGGGGTAGTGGAGTGAAGACGACACACAAGATGATCCGACTCGATGAGCTAGTCGACAATGCGCTGTCTGGCAACGTCGAGGACAACCGGACGTTCAGGCGGTTGAAGCAGGAGCTCGCCAAGTGGGGCATGCTGCAGCCGGTGTTAGTGAAGCCAGACAACGGCAAGTACCGCATAATCGCAGGCCACCACCGGGCCCGGGCGTGGGCGGAGCTCGGGTACGAGGACATCCCGGCGATCGTGGTCGACGGTGACATGACACCGGAGGACGAATTCAACCTGGTGAACAATCTGAATCTGGTCCGAGGTGAAATATCGCTGAGGAAGCTGCGCCAGGCAGTGCGCAGAATGAAGCTGTCGCCGAAGAAGATTGACCTGCACGGCATCCGTGTCGAGCACATCGTGCCGGAGGAGGCCGAGGAATTCATCCAGCGTCGGGAGTCGGACCTAGAAAGGCAGATACGTCTGGAGACCCTGAAGATCCAGTTGGCTCGGGAGATCGCACCGTATGTAGAAGAGAACAAGGAGGCGATGCTTTGGGCGCTGGCGGTGCGAGACCGCGTGTTGGTCGTGGTCGTCAGGGACGAGGACATCGACATGGCCACGGCCCGTAAGGCGCAAAAACAGATCAAGCAGGCGATGTCGGAGGCGTGGAAGGAATGGAAGAGAAAACACCTGCGAAAAGATGCCGGGCGGTGACGAAGGCCGGCAAGCAGTGCGGTAAGCCCGTAAGAGAGGGCACGGACTTTTGTCAGTCGCACTACGACGGCCACATCAGGCCGCTGGTGCGGAAGGCGGCACCTGGGCACCGGCTGCCGTTGCCGCCGTCGATCATGCTGACGGAGATGATCGATCGGGCTGCTGCGCGGGTACGGTGGCTGTCCGAGCAGATCGAGAAGGAGAAGCAGAAGGGGACGCCTCCCGCCGTGATCATGGAGCTGATGCCGAGTGTTATCGCGTGGGAGCAGACCGAGAAAGAGCACCTGCGCCGGCTAATCGAGTTGGCGCTGCGGGCGGGAATTGATCCGGTTGTCGTAGGAGGAGCGGAGATTTTCGTCCACCGTGTGACCTCGGCATTCCGGGAGGCTCTGCGGATGCGGGGCCTAAGTGACGAGGAGGTCGACGCAACGTGTCGGGCCGCCGCGGTCCTGCTGCGTCAGACGAGGCCGACCTACAACTGACCGACGTCCCTGTCGACGTATGGCTGTCTGCCGCGAAGGGGGAGGGAGCCGGCAGGCGGGCCGGGCTGTTGGAGAGTCTGTGCTACGACGACCTCGAGGCGGGTAGCGGACCTGAGGGGCTGGTCGAGACGATCCAGCGCTTTGACCCGTCGTACCAGCGGGCCAGGCACATCGAGTACATCGCCAAGAGGATCGAGGCGCTGCCGCCAGGCGGCCAGTTAGTCGTCTGTGCGCCACCACGGCACGGGAAATCGCTGCTCTGCTCGGTTGGGCTGCCTGTGTGGGTGCTACTACGGAACCCGCAGGCCAGGATCATCATTGCGTCGTATGAGGCGGACTTCGCCCGCACGTGGGGTCGTCGTGTCAGAGACGCCTACCGGGCGCTCGGCGGGGTCATCCGGGGTGATGTAGCGGCTGCGAGTCGATGGGACACGCCAGAGGGAGGCGGGCTGGTCGCTGTTGGCGTCGGCGGACCGATAACGGGACGAGGCGCCGACTGGCTGATCGTCGACGATGCAGTGAAGAACGCAGCGGAGGCCCAAAGCCAGGCCCGGCGGGAGGCCATGTGGGACTGGTGGCGGTCTGTGGCCAGGACGAGACTGGAGCCGGAGGGGCGAGCGGTTGTAATCGGGACGAGATGGCACGAGGACGACCTACTGGGACGGCTGTTGCGCGAGGAGGGACAGACTGCGACCACCGTGTGTCTGCGTGCGGTGGCAGAGGAGGACGATGAGCTAGGGCGCAAGCCCGGGGAGGCGCTGTGGCCCGAGCGGTTCCCGTTGGAAGAGCTGGAACGGATCCGGGCCGAGTTGGGCGGCTACTGGTGGAACGCTCTGTACCAGCAGAGACCTACGGACATCGAGGGGGCATTCTTCCGGCGGTCCTGGTTCCGGTACGCCTACCGGGAGGGAGGCCAACTGGTTGTCGGAGACGAGGAACGGTGCAGCGAGAGGGACTGCCGGCGCATTGCTGCCGTCGACCTCGCCACGTCCACGAGCAAGACGGCTGACTACACGGTCGGGGTTGTAGGACTGCTGACGCCGGGGAGGCGCCTGGTCGTGGTCGACGTGTGGAGGGAGAGGGCGGAGGGGCCAGATGTAACGGCGATGCTCGTGAAGTTGTGGCAGCACCACGAGCCGGAGCGGATCGCTGTGGAGTCGAACGGCTACCAGTTGTCGGTCATCCAAGCTCTGAGGCGGGAGGGGCTGCCGGTGGTGCCTGTGAGGGCAGACAAGAGCAAGGAAGCCCGGGCGCTGTACCTGGCAACGATGATGGAGGCGGGCTCGGTGTACATGCTGCGTGGGGCGAGCTGGCTGGCGGACCTTGAGGCGGAGTTACTGTCGTTCCCACGGGGGCAACACGACGACCAGGTCGACGCCCTGGTGTACCTGGCCACGCAGGCATTTCGGCCCAAGGTGAAGGTGTACAAATGAGAGACAAGAGGAACTTCGGCTAGGTGGAGACGAGGGAGGAACTTCGGCTAGGTGGAGACGAGGGAGGAACTTCGGCTAGGTGGAGACGAGGGAGGAACTTCGGCTAGGTAGGCGGAAGCCGATCCCTGCCGAGGTCGTGAAGCATCTGCGCATGAAGGGCCTGACCTACTGCCAGGTGGCGGCGATGCTCGGCATCCAGTGGAGGAACGGGATCGCTGCGCTGGTGAAAGACCTGCCGTACCGACGCCAAGCCGCAAAACCTCGCAGGCTCCAGGCTGTCCCGACACCGAAGCCGATATCGACCGAGACACTGCGGGCACTTCGGCGGCGGGGGCTGCAGGTGCAACAACTGACGGCCTTGTGCGGTCTGCGCTGGACGAATCCGATATGCAACGCAGTGCGGGGGATAAAGGCACCAGAGGCGCCCAAAGTCAGCCTGAAGCACGTGACCAGAGACCCGCTGTTTCGTCGTCAGGTGAGCGAGGGGATGAAGCTGGAGGACCTGAGCAGGTTCTGGGGTGTGCGGTTGGAGATGAAGGACCTCCCGCCGCGGCTGCAGGCGGTGTACAGGCGCAAGACCTGGGAGCGCTGGCAGCGGTACAGCGACGCCGAGCTAATTGCAGCGGTCCAGGCGGCAGCAGTCGAGATGGGGCAGCCGCTGTCCGAGCGGAAGTATGCGGAATGGGAGAAACGAGGAAGGGGACGACCTGGCCGCGCCACCATCCGGGCTAGGTTTGGCGGCTGGCGGGCGGCTTGTGCTGCTGCGGGTGTGGCCGGATGGGAGCGGCTGGTAACCGAGGGAAAGAAAGCCCGGAGGATGCAGGCTGCCGCCGCGATGTGGGAGGCACCAGGAGACCCGGACGACCTCGCCAAGCTGGTCGGTCTCGTGAAGGACCACGCTGGGGAGCTGTGAGGTAGCGTATGGGGCGGAGATGGAAAATGATCCCGGCAACTGAGGCGGTCGTGCCCTGGTGGTGTGAGCGCTGCGGAGCCAACAAGAGACCTCGCGTGATCCACTGGCGGGTCAAGGAGGAGGACGGGGGAGATGCTCGCCCGTCGAACCTCTACCGCCTCTGTGACCGTTGTGCGCAGTGGGTGGAGGATAACCCGACCCTGGCGGAGCGGCACGGCTGGGTTAGTTATGACCCGGACGACATCACCGACCTAGGTTGTGGCTGGTGCGGGAGGAAGCCGACCGGCTGCCTGGTCTGCAGGACGTACGTGTGGTACTGGTGGAGAGAGGCGACGGAAGACGATGAGGCGGGTGTAGAATGTAGCCATGAGCAGGCGAACAGTCACTGTCAAGGTAACCGATCCGAGCGGGACGCCGATTGAGGGCGCCGTCGTCAGGGTCAGGGCGGCGCATCCGGAGGGGCGCCTTGTGACGTGGCCGGGCGGCGACGAGAGCCTAGCAGTCGAGACCACCCGCACGACCGACGCCACAGGCCTCGTCAGTATCGACCTGGTGCCCAATGCGGAGCTGCAGCCGCCGGGGAGCTACTACGTTGTCGAGATCGAAGGCAAGACGAGGCGGGTGCGGGTGCCGGCGGGAACAGACCCGATAGACCTCGCTGACCTGGTGGACGTGTAGCAATGCCGGCGGCACGGCGGACCATCTGGGACCGATTGGTAAGACCGGACGGCAGCCCGGTGACTGGAGTCCGTGTCCGGATCGACGTGCTGCCGGTGGGAACGCAGGACCCCGATGATGATCTTTCGATTGTGCGACCTGCAGTCGTGACCACAGACGAAACGGGGCGCTGGGAGGCGCAAGTTCGCCCGACCGACCAGCTTGTGCCGCGTACCGCCCGATACCGCATTCGCATCCCAGGCCTGTGGTCGCCGGTGTACGTCGTCCACGTGCCCACAGACGACCTCTCGCCTGTCTGGGTCGGTGACCTGGCGGGGAGGGGGCCAGAATGACGGACCGGCGCAAAGTCTGGGACCGGCTAGTCCGGCCCGATGGCAGCCCAGTGGCCTCGGCACCAGTGACGATTGAGACGATACCGGAGCCTGCGTATGACGTCCAAGGCAAGCAGACCATCATCCGGGCGGCGGTAACGACGACGGACGAGACGGGGCGCTGGGAGGCGGAGGTTCGACCGACCGACCAACTGGCACCGTACGGCGTGCAGTACCGTGTCAGTGTGCCTCTCGCTGCCGGGGCGCTCTACCGGTTCCGTGTACCCACGGGGGACCTCTCGGCTATCTGGGTCGGTGACCTGCAGGACCTCGAGCCTGGCGGCCCGCCACCAGGAGGCGGGGGCGGGGGCGGCGCTAGGGTTGTCGATCTGGTGAGGGATACGACGGCAACAGGCAAACTCGGTGCCTACAGGGTGCCGGGCGACGACATGTGGCATCCCTGGCCAGGAGGGCCGGCATTCGACTTGCAGTGGCCAGCGGCGCCCGGGCAAATTTGCGAGGTGTCGGCGTTCGTGACGTATCTGCCGAGCGACGCAGGGGCGATTTACCTGGCCTGTGGCGTTGTCGACACAGACGGCAATTTTGTCGCAGACATTGACAACGGCAATCCTTTCCCGAGCGGTAAGGCGATGAACGGCGTCGGGTTTGTGGCAGAGCAACCTATCGGAACGACATACTTCGTGTACAGGACGGCCCAGACGATCCGGGCCGAGTGGCTGGCGAACGGTCTGCTGACCGTTAGGTTTTTCGTACGTAACAGCGTCGACACGGACTGGTTCGCATCGCCGACGGCACCTGCGACGTTCTGGGGCGAGGTGTACGGTGGATAGAGAACGGCAGCTGTGGCAGGACATCCGGACGACGATCCTGCGCAGCGACGACAGCGTGTGGGACAAACCGGAGCTGCGGCGCTTGATTGAGGCCCTCGTGAAGTTGTACGCAGAGCAGAGGAAGGCGGCAGCGGAGGAGGCGAGGCGGCGGGCGCTGGAGCGGCTCGCGGTAGTGTGCGAGGGTCCAGAGCCCCCACAGGAGGACACGACGGCGCAAGAGGTAGCGGAGATACTGGCGGCGTGTAAGCAGAGGCCGAAGGAGATCAGGGGACTGGTCGGCAAGCCCGTAACGGACTTCGGACGATGGCGGGACACAGTGTTGCGCTGGGTGTGGCAGCATGCACCGACAACGAGGCCGACCGGATGGATTGCGGAGGCGGCGAGTGCGCCGATTGCAGAGTGGAAGTAGAGAGGCAGGAGGGACTACGGCTGGGTAGAGAGGCAGGAGGGACCTCAGCTAGGTGGCTGCGTCGGGCCATGTATGCAGGAGCAGGGGCGGCGCTATTCGGGGCTGGTCTGCTGGTAGGGTATGGACTGGCGGTAGTAGCTGAGTGGGTGGTGGAGAAATGCAAGCGAAGCTGGCAGCGGCTCTCGTGACTGCGGCGATTGCGCTGGTAGTCTGGTGGCTGGCGGATATTGACCTACGGCTTGCGGCGGCTGCCGTAGCTGCGGGAATGGCTGCGGCGATCTACGGCATTGAGGTCGAACGATGAGAGTAAGGTGGCGGGGACTGCGAACTAAGCACAGCGTGCCCATCGGTCAGATAAGCGGCTTCGGGCGCGGGGGGGTGGCTATCCGTGTCGCAGGGCAGCTGGTCGCACCATGGGACCCGAAGGCGGCGGTAGACCAGGGGATTGATGCAGACCCTGTTTTGTTTGCCGGTGCGGACGCTCTGGCATCGGCTCTGGCCCGGCCCAAGGTGCTAGTCGACGGGAGCGAGGATCACCCGCTGGCCGAGCGTCTGAACCGGCGGGCGAACAGCATTGAGGACGCCACTCAGTTCCGGTACCGGCAGGCGATGCAACTGCTGACCTCGACGAGGGGCGTGTTCACACTGCACGACCCTGACTGGACCGAGGTCGTGCTGTTGGACCCGCAGTCCGTAACGCCAATCATCGAAGGCGGGAAGCTGCAGGCGTACCGTCTGGAGTCGCCAGGAGGGGACAAGGAGCTGCCGCCTGAACTGGTGGTCTGGCACAAAAGACCACACCCCTATGACCTGGTGAGGTCCCTGGCTCCCGTGGGCTCGGCAGCGATGGCCGTCGACGCCAGCACTTCCGCGCTCGCATTCTTGCGGCGGTGGTTCGTCAACGACGGCGGGACCCGGGCGCTGATTGTGTTAGAAGAGGAGATCGACGAGGACGACGTCATGTTGCTGAAGCAGCGACTCGACCCCTCGTTGCGGGCGAGGGAGGAAGCGACCGGCAGGGTGGACGTAATAGCGGGTACACGGGCCAGCGTGCACGACCTCTCGCCTGGCAGTCGGGAGCTGCGGTACAACGAGGTCAGGGAGGCGCTGACCGATGACGTCTTGCTGGCACTCCGAACGCCTCGCAGTGTGGCAGGGGACGCATCTGGGCGGACGTTTGCGAACGCGGCAGCCGAGCAGGCCATCTGGTGGGAGTGGACGGTAGAGCCGCTGCTACGCCTACTGGCTGCGGGCTGGTCTGCTGCGATTGACGCCGAGGTCGAGTTTGTGACGTCTGACCTGCCGGCGGTCCAGCGGGCGCAGGAAGATCGGGCCCAGGGCCTGGCCGTCCTCGTGTCAATGGGCATTCTGTCGTCACAGGAGGCGAGGGAGCGGCTGGGGCTCGAGCCACGTCGTGCGGAGACGCAGGAGGGAGAAGAGCGGAGCCTCAGTAAAGTTGTAATGCCGCCAGAGGAAAAACTTGCTCGTGTCAGGGAGGCGGCGGAGAAAGCCCAGGATCGACGGATCGCGCCAGTTCGCAGGAAGTTTGTTGCCGCGGTAAACAAGGCGGAGGAACTTGCGCTCAGTGAGGTGCGTCGGCACACCGAGGCGGCGAGGAAGAAACAGCAAATACCGATCGACTGGGAGGCGCTGCGTGCGCGGGTAAGGGAGCTGCTCGGGGAGGCGCTCGGCGAGGCTCTGTTTGACGTCATGATGGACGCCAGCCAAAGGCTGGCGGAGGCGGCGGGTGCCCGGTTTGCGCGGCTCCGTGCGGAACGAATCGCCGAGCTGGTTGAGAAGCGTGTTGTGCCGCTGATGGACCCGACGGCAGAGCGGCCTGGTGTGCCACTGCCACAACGGATCATCGACGACGTCCGAGCTGCCGTGCAAGAGGGGATCCGTGCAGGAGAAGGAACGACTGGCATCGCTGAGCGGGTGATGTCGGCGTTCAGTCCGTACAAGACCTGGGAGGCGGAGCGGATCGCCAGGACAGAGACGCTGGCGTCTGTCTCAGTGGCAGAGTTTGAGACGGCGAAGGCGGCGGACGTCATAGAAACGAAGACTTGGCTGACCGTCGGCGACGACCGCGTCAGGGACACGCACGCTGAGTTGGAGGGGTTCACGACCGCCAAAGAAGGAGATTTTGTTGTCGGAGGCTATCCGGCCCCGATGCCGCGCATGACAGGTGTCCCAGAGGAAGACATCAACTGCCGCTGCGAGGTGTTGTGGCATACTGGTGGTGGTGAGGAAATAGAGCAGACGCTGGAGCGCAACCTAGCGAGGTGGTTGCCATGACGTGGACGACGAAATCGGGAGAAGCCCGGGTCAAGGTAACGGACGCCAAGGAAGGGATTGTCACCGCCATTGTGGCGTCGACGGAGATTGAGGACGCTCAGGGGGACATCATCGCTGCCGGAGCGTTCGAGGAGTCGTTGTCTCGTCGTGTTCCCGTAGGGCTGGCGGCCCACGACTGGCAGAAGCGTGTTGCCCGGACGATCGACGCCAAGGAGATCGCTCCAGGCGATCGGCGGTTGCCGCAGCGTTGGAAGGATGCGGGGGCTGGCGCGGTGCAGATTGTGGGTCAGTATCACCTCACGCCGGAGGACGACGAAGCGAGGCGGGAGTTTGCGCGGGTGCAATTCTTCGGACCGCAGCAGGAGTGGTCCGTTGGTTTGTTCGTGCTGAAGGACAAAAT